AAAACTTTAGTGCAGATGAGTACTTTGATTTACAAGACCAGATTGGTGCTTTCCTAGGTGGTCTTAACGATACCTTCGAAGGCAAGTACAACTCGCTTACAGTCACAGGACGTCAGAAGATCGCAACAAAGTGGCGTAAAGATATTGTAGAAATTGGCTATCAAATGCTGAGAGCTAAACCAAACGATATTCGTGCTATTTTAGAATCTCCTGTTGTCAGTCTTATTGATGGTGAAGAGCAAGGTAAATTCTTTCGTTTTGCTATTGAAATGGCTAAGATTGACAGATACCTTGAAGGTGACTACTCAGCTAAGTCTCTAGAACGGCTCTCTGATTACAAAATCGCTGTAGCATTAGAACAGGATGCTTCGTCCTCTGGTGCTCAGATTATTGCGCTTACAACCCGTAATAAACAACTTGCTGAATTGAGTAACGTTATTCCAACGACTCAAAAGAAGCGTTTGTATGATGAGATTGCTGCAGCAACATTTAATGATCCTCGTTTTCGTGTACTTAATCAAAAGCTAGGCTTAACTGAAAAAGATCTTAGAAAAGCAGCTAAAGCACAAAACATGGTTACATTCTATGGTGCTGGAGAAAAGACAGGAATCTTGAACGTAGAGGGCAAGCTTAGTAAAGTGCTTGGTAAAGACACTAATACTCTGGTTGTAAAGGCGTCTGATCGAGATACCGTGCTTAACGAGATTGATGCACGTATTGCAAAAGTCGCTCGTTACGACGAAACAGCTGCTGAAGACTTGAAAATACTTAGGGGCAATATTCGTGATATCTTCAATAAAGGAGTAGATCCTGGAGATGATATCATGACAGAACTTTGGTTCTTAGATCCTAAGACAAGAGATCTTGTTGAGAAGATGACTCAATCTTACGAGAGAGTCGTTACACCTGCTGACTTTAAGTTAATTGCTAATATCATGAGCGAACAACTGAGTGAGCAAGTGCCTATTCTTAAAGACTTTACAAGGTTCTTTGGTCGTCTTGCCCAAGACTTTATGACTAATGCTAAGCCATCGAACAGCGATTTTGACTGGAAGACTATTGCTAAGACAGCGCTAGTTGGTAGTAAAAAGCGTGGTTATACATTACCAGACAGACTCAGCGAATTGTTAGGTATTAAAGCAGGAGAAGCCCTGAGTGAGAAGGCGCTTAAAGCCCTACCAAACTGGAAGCCTGGAAACACGTTGGAAGAGTTAATCTATGGTGTTCGTGGACCTGACAATCGTCGCACTGGTGCTAAGTATTTGAAAGTAGATATCTTAGGTCTAAAGACTTTGAGTGAAATTGAAGTATTTTATGCTAATAAGTTACCTAAGAGTTGGACAAATGTACCTTGGGTAAACTTTGATGGCAAGGTACTTGAACAAAACTTTACTCAACAGTTTGAAGAGAGATTGACTTACAAAGACAAAAATGGTAATTGGACCACTAATATTCTTCAGGTTCCTCAAAAGACTGAAGCAACTTGGTGGGAACAAGTTATCAACAAGTCTGGGAAGATCAATGATATTGCTGATGTTACTAAAGCTAGAACGGCATACGCTGTTAATGGTAACCACTCTAATGACGCTGTTATTGTAAAGAGATTTCACCTTTGGGGTAAAGAAAACAACGTGCCTACATCTACTATTCATGATGCGTTCTTTGCAAATGCTGCTCAAATGCTTAAAGCTAGATTTGCTCTTCGTAAGATCTACGCTAGAACACTAGACAAGAATGTGATTGAAATGGTGTTAGCAGAAATGAAAGCTAGAGGATTGCCTAAAGATTTGTACGATAAGTACAGAAACGAAGCGATCGACTCTGGTCTTATTCCTGTTGCTGGAAGATCATTGGTAGGAGGTAAGCTGCTAAAAGCTTCTGACATTCTTACCAAAGATGATATTCTGAAAGAGATTCCGAAAGGGTTTGGCTCAGACTATTCCTGGTATGGTGTTGGCTAATACTCCAACCCGTTAAATTAACCCATAAAGACGTACCTTCTTAGACTAACTTTTAGGAATATATATTATTAATTGTTGTTTTAATACAAAAAATAATAATAATATGGTCTTAAAGTTATTCTATGGGTACGCCTTAAGGCCCATAATTTGTGTTAGTAGTTAATAATTACTAACGAAAATAAAAGAACTGTGTTCTATCTCTATAACTGAGTCGTACTCAAGGAAACAAAATGCCGGATACAAATACCACTAATGTGGACCAACCCAACGACAATACAGATCAAACTAATACTAGTAATGATGCAACCACCTCGACAACCACTACTGGTACTGTTGATGTAACTGCACAAATTCAAGCTGGTATTGACGAAGCCCTGAAGGATATCAAAGCTAAGCTTGATAAGGCCTACGGTGCTCGTGACGAAGCTCTCGCTAAGATCAAAACTTTTGAACAAAAAGAACGTGAAGCTGAATTAAAGCGCCTTCAAGACGAAGGTAAGCACAAAGAAGCTTTTGAGATGCAACTTGCTGAAGAGCGTGCTGCTCGTGAAGCGCTGGAAAAGCGTAACGTAGAGCTGACACGAGACCTCGAAGTTAAGAATGCACTCGCTGGTTATGAATTACGTAATGATAAAGCCTTTGAAATGGCATATCGGGAAGTCACTGACCAACTTGTTCGCAATGAACAGGGCGTTTGGGTTCACAAGTCAGGAGTTACTATTAAGGACTTCTTGAAGACTTTTGCAGAGAATTCTGATAACTCTTTCTTGTTTAAGGCGAAGGTTTCAACTGGTGGCGGTTCGTCATCGACAAAAACAACGTCTACTTCTACTAAAGCGAAATCTCTCTTTGAGTTGTCGCAAGCAGAAGTTTTACAAATGGCTCGTGAAGGTAAACTTCCTGGCCGGAAATAAGGAACTTAAATGTCTAATGTGACTACAGATCTGCCAGGTGCAGATCAATTTGTTTTGCAATCTACCATTGGTGCTTACACCGATGAAGCCTACACCAATGCCAAGAAATTGACTGGTACTGGCATCGTTGGCGATAACCCAATGATTTCTACTGACACTGAGACTTTCATTGGTCAAATGCGTTGGATGAAGCCTTTAAATCCTGTCGTGAACAACGCTTCGCTGACAGACGCTACTGATGGTCAAAAGACTAGCTATAGCTCGGATTATGCAACTTACGTCAAGGCTGCTCGTACACACGGCGCTGAGAAAGTGAACATGCAGACTCTGGTGACTGGTCAAGACGGTCTGGCTAAGATTAGCCGTGACTTCGCTGAGACTCGTAGTCAAGATGAGCATAACGCTCTGTTGTCTATCCTGAAGGGTGTTGCCATCTCCGAAGCTTTGTTGGGTGCTGGTAATGCTAGCGGCCAAGTCGGCTTGGGCGGTCAAACCTTCGACAACGATCCTAATAGCAAGCGCTATGGCTTCTATGTGGATCTGGGTGCTTCTAAGTCTATTGTTGACGCTACTTCTGCTGTTCAAGGTGCTGCTCGTGCCGAGAACTTCCTGAAGGCCTTCGGCATGGCTTATAAAGACTATGAGCCTGAGTTCGCTTATCTGGTGACTTCTCCTGAAACCATGGCTTCGTTGCGTTCCGCCAATCTGGTGGACAGCACAACCGTGACTGAAGGTAACGTTACTTTTAGCACCATCTTCGGTGGTAAGTTCCGTTTGATTCAGACTCGTGCTTCGCAGGGCATGTCTACTGCTGAATTGGCTAAAGTCAATGGCGGTGGCGGTGTTGACATCGTTGGTACGAAGACCTCTTTCATCGTGCTGCCTGGTTCGCTGGCAATGCGCTCTTTGGCTGTTCCTGACGCTGTAGAAATCTACCGTGACGGTAACAAGTACAAAGGTGGCGGTTCTACTTCGATCTGGTATCGTTGGGGCTTTGTCATGCATCCCGCTGGTTATTCTTGGGGTGGTAGCCAAGAAGACTTCGCTAGCGATGCCGCTTACAAGTCTGCTATCGTGGCTGGCGCTCCTGTTGCTCTGACTGCTGTTACTGACCCAACAGTTGCTTCTGGCACTTGGACACGTAAGAGTAATAGTGCTTTGAGCCTGGGCATCTTGCCTGTGTTCCACTCTTAATCTAAAGGAGAACACTTATGGCGCTAGTCAAAGGTACTAACTCGTATGTCACAGTTGAAGAAGCTGTAACGTACTTTGATGATCGCCTAGATGTTGCCGCTTGGACTTCTGCTTCAGATGATCAGAAACGACAATCGTTGATTACAGCGACTGCGATCCTTGATGATCTGGAATGGACAGGTGTGGCCGTAAGTGATTCTCAATCTTTGGCATTTCCAAGGACAGGTCGTTACTTTGATCCACGTGTTGGATACATTGTAGACCTTCCTACAACCACACCAAAGACTATTCAGAGGGCAACCTTTGAAGTCGCATATCATCTTTTAAATAATGATGGTTTGTTAGATGATGTAGGAGATGTAAAGACGTTAGAAGTGGGTACTATTACTCTTTCTAACTTACGTGCAGCTTCTCGTATTCCAGGTCATGTCACCAAAATGATTCGCCCACTTTTGAATAATCGTGGTTCGAGTTCCTGGTGGA